TAATATCCAAGCGTTTAACATCGCTACTGAATATTTTGTAAACTTACCTATAGCTCTTTGCATTGAGTTGCTTTTGTAAACCTTATATTTTAAAGAAGCCCAAATCCCAAGTATGGTATCTATGGAAAATAAAAATAATATTCCAAAAATTATTTCCATTTGTCCTGTTGTAATCGTAAAAAAACAAGCCGGTATTGCTAATATAATTTTCTCAAGTAAATTTTTCATTTAATTAACATATATTGAAAATTATTGTATTTCAATATTTCTTTATTGGATAAATAAATGTAAACTGTTTTTTTTAAAAATCCTTTCTCTTCAATTTTTTCTACGATTGTTTTTGCCTCTTTACCATTTATAGCAATTTGGTTACCTACTATAAAAGTTACTATCCCCTGCAATGTGTATAAATCTATTTGTTTGTTCATTTTATTTTAATTTAAAAAATTATGTTTTCATTATGAAAGGTAAATTTGTAAATGGTGGTCTGTTTTCCGTATTGCTCGCTCCTGAGGTTGTTGATGTGCTTGCTCCGCTTGTTGTTCCTGAATATGTATGAGTATGTGTATTCCTTGATGCTGGTTCATTTTCATCTCCAGCATTAGCAAAATAATTTATACCTGTATCACTTGTTGTTCCTGAATATGTATGGCTATGAGCAAAAGTATGAGTATGTTGCATAGTAGCTGAACCACCAGTAACTCCAAGAGCATAACCAGCTCCTGCGCCCTGAATAAATCTCCCTACTAAGTTAGGTGTGTCATTATTCCCGTCGCATAAAACATATCCAGCCGGAATATTCTCTAAAGCATCATTAAGTGCAATTATCCCTTTTCTAGGAATAAGCCCCCAGCCAGATCCAATATCGGCCGGTAAAATAGCTGTCCCGTCTGCATCGCTGTGGTGCGCTCCCTTAATTTCTGCTATCAAATCGTCAAAATTTTGATTAACTTCATCGGGGTCAATCGTTGTATTATTTGTAAAGGTAAAACTTTTTGTAATCATTGTTTTTTAATTAAAACTTTTTTATCAATCAAAATAGCACTTTTGTCAACAACTAAATTATAACCCGATTTTGATAATCTTTCAATCGCCAAATCCTTTTTTTCTTTGTCAAAAGATTTTCCTTTTAAATTATTTATCCTGCGTTGCTGTATATCTTTAAAAATATTGTTTAACTGGCTATCTTTTAAATTATCTTTTGCGTTTTTTGAAATAATAAGTTTCATCCGGCTGTGGTCTTCCAAAACATAAAAAATCTCTCTGTAATTAGCTCTCCTAATAAACCCCTCTTTTCCAAAAGTGGCTACTACTTCATTTGTAATCGGGCATTTAATTTCCATATTTTTATTTTTAAACAGTCGGCGCTACTGGATTATTGGTTGCTGTTTTCGCATCCAATCTGCGCCTTAATTCATTAACTGTTCTAGTGAAGAATGGTAGTTTAGAACTTACCTCTAGTTTAACATAGTCGGGTGTGTAGTCAACTTTAACCACATTAACATTCGTGGCTGTAACATTCGCAATGTCATATCCCCACTTATCCACGTCCCATAAAGCCTGCCCCCAAAGTGTATAAGTTTTTTTACTCAAAAAATTTAAAACTTTTATAACTTGACCCGGCAAAATGTTTTCAATATCTTTTCCAAAATCTCCTGAGTTATTATTATCAATCACAATTAACTGTGTTCTGATCTCCGGCTCGTCATCCGCTCCCAAACTCGCATCGGCAAATTTCTGCATAGTCCCGCTATCTGTCAATCTCCCGTCCTCAATGAAAATAACGCTCCGGCCATAAGCTGATATACTTTCCGCTCTTTCATATTTTCTAAATAAATTCTCGCCTGATACTTCCGCCCCAATAACATAAGCTACATTTTTAACATTCTCAATTCTTTTATATGGCTTAATTTCTTTTATATCTTTTTTAACATAAAAAGTGTGTTCCGGTGTGTCCGCAAATTCGTGCATATGAATAACATTGTCGGCATCTAAATACCAATACCAACCAACTGGACACATCTCAATCAATTTATCTATGGCATCTTTTATGGTAACAGTTTTAAACGTGTAGCTAATTGTCGTGCCAGTCAAATCAACACTTCCAGTCGCATAATTTATTTTTCCCAAAGCTCCACTTAAAGCATTATATTTATCAACAATATCTTTCAAAATATTACTCGGGTCTTTTGTTGTATATGTCAATGTAGTATTGCCGGCAGTCGGCGTATCATTTATTCCGCTCCCATTGTCCAATAATTCTACCCTAGATAATTCTTGCACATATCCTAAAATAACAACCTCAATAAATTCTTTATTCTCTGATAAGTCCGGCGTATAACCTGAAATCCAACCATTAAAAATAATTACCCCGTCGTTAGTGTCGCTATCAAAACATCTAACAATAACTTGATTACGAAAAGTAATATCGTCGCTTTCCCCAAAATCATCAGCCAATCTCGCCAACTTAACTTTCAATTCTCCCAATCCTCCATTTACAGATGATGAAAAACTAGGCTCGCTTATTACATCGCTCCAAGTTGTAATATAAGCTCCGCTATTATCGTAAATATCATATTTGTACCTCTTATTTTTTTTAACCACTCTCCCTAACACTCTAAAATGTTTTTCCTGTGTGGTTGTGCTTGACCAAGTTGTTAAATTTGTTGAATAGCAAGGATTACCGTCAGCTGTTATTACTGAGGTGTCCGACCTTATGTATAAAGTTCCAGTACCGGTAAAATGTATCACTACTACATATTTCTGATCTTTCGTAAACTTAAAATAATCATCAAACAAAAATTCAACAAATCCCTCTGAATCGGCTTGCATAGTTTCCACATCCACCGGCAAAGAAGTTGCCAATAGTTGACTAGGCTTGCTAGACGTCCCAAATGTTCCAGTATGTGTATATATTTTTGCGTAAGCATTTCCAACTCCACTACTATTATAAATTTTAAAAGCTACGGAATACAAATTCCCGTTTTCATTCGCATTGAAAGATTGCCCCCAAGCCACATTCCCAGCTGAACTTAAAGGGTTAGCTCCACCAGTTCCTAATTTGTATTCTCCTATTATTTGCATTTTTTAGATATATAGTTTTTTATAACTAAACATTATGTCCACCTGCCTTGCTGTAAAATCATCAGAATATTCCCAATTATTAACTCCCACTCCCCACTCCGGCATAATTCCTAAATACTCAATAACATTTCCATTCCTAGTTACCAAAGCTGTCCTAGTGGAAATTATTATTATATCGTCCGCTTGAAAATCGTCCGCTGTAATTTTTACATAATCCCCGTTATCGGTATTTCTTATCTGCATAAATTTATCGCCAGTACCGGGAGTTATAGAATTTATGTTTATTTGTATATCCGGTTGCGCCGGCGCTGAACCAACTATTTCTATATCGTCAGTATATGGGGTTGTGGTTTTGTCGTTAAATTCTTCAACCGTACTTGTAGTATCTTCTCCAAAAGCCTTGTAACAAACAAACTCTAAATTTATTTTAGCCCACGTCAATTTTCTATCAACCCCTTTTACAAAACCAGTGCAAACATAGCGCCTAGTTCCACCAGAATAATCAATATCTAAATTTTTATCCATTGCTTCAATCGTTTGCTTCAAGGTGTCAATCCTCGCATCTAAATTTGCCTGAGTGCTATCCTTAACTATCAAAACCGCCTTAATGGTTTTTTCCCTAAAGTTTTTTCTTAAAATAACGCTTTCATTGGTGCGCGCAATTTTTTGTACATTAACCTCTTGCGTAGCCACATCTTCATTATTTATGCTCTCCACAAAATAATTTACCGCATCGTTTAAGTCTAAATTGTTAAATATTATTTGCATTTTTTTATATATTAGGCAATACCCCAATTAGCTTTTTCTTGATCGCGCGATAAGGCAACTCTAATTTTTTCAATAAGCCTATCCTCATCGGCTTCGTTTTGAACTATAATATCACCAATATTTATTACTACCCCACCCCCCGTTCCTCCGGCGCTAGGATTATACTCTTTTGGTACTACTGCCTCGCCTTTGTGAATATATGCTAATGTGTCGCGCGGTACATAGTTTGTTCCTACTGCTAAAGTTGGAATACCACTCATTAAATCGCTAGTTTCAACTTTCCCAATTTTTCCAATATCAATCCCCGGAATATCATTAGCTTTATCAATCAATTTATTCAACAAATCAACCGCGCTATTTATCATAACTCCTAAAGCTCCAATTAAACTTTTGAAAACCCCAGCCCCTATATTATAAATACCTTTAAAAATACTTTCAAAAGATGACTTCATATCCTCCCACGCTTTTTTCCAGTTGCCCGTGAAAATATCAATGGCCACTTTAAATATTCCAGAAAATACGCCCCAAGCAATTTGGAAAATTCCAATTATCGCTTGCCATATTCCACTAAAAATTGTTTTAAAATTATCCCAATTTTCTTTCCATATTTTTAAAGCCTCTTTCATTTTTGCGCTCCAAGCATTCCACATTGGCACAACATAATCATTATAAAATTGCATTAAGCTTTCCATAACTGCTTTTGTCTTATCTTGTATGCCTCCCCAGTTTTCGTTCCACGCTTTGGCTAATAAAAATACTATCGCTTCAATCGACACAACTGTAGCAATAATTGGCAACATTGAACTAATAACGGAAATAGCAAAAGCGGTTATAGCAACACCTAATACTGTTAAAGTAGCTATCAATAACGGTTTTCTATTTTCGGCTTCTTGAAAAAATCCAATTATCACATCTACCGCCGGTTTAATATTCTCCCATATAACCGAAGCAATGCTTTTTATTTTTTCAGCTATCATTGTAATGCTGGATATGATCTGCTCTTTATTATTTATAAAAAAATCTAACATTGCTTTGACGGCTGGTTGGATTGCTCTTATTATTTCATTAAATATAGGCAAAAAAACTGTTCCGATTTTAACTTTCAAATCGGCCATGGTTGCCCCAAAAGTTTGCAATGCTCCGCTATACCCCCCTGCGGAAACTGCCACATCTGCATATTTTTCTTCAGCTTGCGTTAAAGCATAATTCAAAATAGCGGTTTTCTGCTCTACTGAATCTAAGTCATTTGCATTCTTTCCAATTTCTTTTCCCCATTTTTCATACGCCTCACTAACTTTCAATGTAATTCCTAAATTGTCCAAAATCATTGGCGAATTTCTACCAACACCTGTAATAATACTATCAAACATAAAGGAAACATCTTGTCCGGTGGCCCTCGCCGCTTTTTTTGCCACAACTGACATTCTCTCGAAATTTACTCCAAAATCTCCCATCGCCTCTTTTCCAATCAATGACCCTGCTCTAACCGCACCTGATAAGATATCAAATTCTGATATCGAATTTCTAGTAGCGTCTTTTACGCTCTCAATAATTCCATCAGAAGTCACGCCTAATGATTTTCCCATTCCGTCAAAAGCGTCTTTGACTGATTCAAATTTACCTGCTTTTTCAGTAAAATTTGAAATGGCATATCCTGCTCCTGCCATTGCTCCTGATACAACCATTCCGGTCGTTTTTAGTGAATTACCTAAAATACTCCCTGCATTCCCAAGCAAGTCTAGACCCTTTTTAGCAGATCCTACGCCATTACTAAACTCATCTTTAAGTTTTAGAACTATTTCTAATTTCTCTTGGTCAGCCATTATTTTTATTCTTAGCTTGTTTAATAGTTTCCGCTTTATCCTCTGCCTCCATACATTCTGAAATTTCGTTTATGAAAAATGCCGGTTGTGAATTGAAGGTAAAATAATCCCAACCCATTCTCCGGCATATAACATATCTTGAATACTCGTAAGGCACTTTTCCTCCTTTGCTTGGGAATGCCAATGCATCTATTAAGCCTCTTTTGTTAATTTTTTTTTACTACTTTTATTTATTTCCTTGTCCAGTGTCTCAGCATCTCCGCTCTCAATAAATTCTTCTATGTTTTCTGGTGTTGCATCATATTTGGTACCGTCAATATCTATCAATCCCCTTATAGCTCTATTTCGTGTCTTTATGTTAGCCTCCTCGATTATGTCAAGATCAAATTCCATATCTTGCATTAACTGCTCTCCCTCGTTATTTTCACCACTATTATTTTTCATTTCCAATATTTTGCTACCTTTAATTTTTTGTCCCTCTATCATAGCATATTTTATAGTATCAATATCGCTTTGTGAAAAATACTCAACTATCTCAACTTTTTTTCCACTTGGCAATTCTACTATTCTTGTAGGTCTTTTGTATGCGTTTGTCATAATATTTTATTTTAAATTTTTAAATTATATTGTTTCTACAGTGTTTTTCAAAGTGATTGCCACTGCTTTTCCGTCTGTGTTGTCATACTCTACAAAAAAGTCAGTTTCATCATAAATATATTCGCCCACTTTAATTTTGTTATCAACTTTTTTAGGTTTAATATTGTGCAACTTAATTGTCAATATACAATAAACTCCGGCGCTAATTTCATCACCAACAATTTTAATTGTACAAGCCTTTTTAGTTATGTCATTCCATTGCTGTATATCTCCTGCAGTCGTTAATAATTTTTTAACATTAAAATTCATATCCGGCACACCCTCCAAAATAACAGGGTCATTATCTCCGCTAAAATGTTTTTCTTCTAATCCTTTGTCCAATTCTAATTTCAATTCATCAACCGCAGTCGCCAAAGCTCTTGTAGCAGAATTTGAAGTTGAGGCTGTTTCATTTGCTCCAAAACCAACAAACATTTGTCCAAATTTAAATGGTCGCTTTAAAGTTGAATAGCTAGGTGTTTGCTCTTTTAGTGTGATCAAAGAACCAATGCCAGCCGTTACAGTTGTCGAGGCACAAGTAATAGATTTTTTATCACTCGCTACGGTCGCTACTTCGATATCGGTAGCTACTCCACTAACCCAAGTCTGAATAATATCCCCAGCTACTAATCCTCTGCAAGGCTCATCATCAAATTCCTCCCCAAAAACAACCGCCACCATTCCGGCTCCAGTCAAAGAAGTTTTTAAAGTTCCATAATTAAATTTTGACTTAGCCACAATTTCCGCTTCAATAACTAAATGTCCATTCTCAAACATCAAACCAAATTTGGAAATCTGACAACTAACCAATCTATGAACATAACTACCTTTTTTAACTTCGATAGTATATAGATTGCTAGGCTCAACATCAAAAACGTGGGTATAGCCAGCAGTGGCATCTCCGGTTGTGCCTGACTTATTCATAGCCATATCTAAGAAATATGCCAAAGTAGTCGGGTCGGCCATAACTTTAATCTTGCCTCCATTTTTTCTCAAACCTTGCAATACTAAATTGCTTTTCCAATTTATCCCTACAATCTGCTTTACTCTTTCATTGTTTGGGTCGCTTGATAAATCCTCTTCTAAAAGAGGCACGAAAATATCCGGTATAACTGGGTTGGCATCTGTTTGTTTTCCTATGGCTAAATAGCCACTATCTGATTTGTACATATTTTTTTATAAGAAATAATTATTTAACTTTTTTAATATCTTTTTCATTTTTTTCTTTTAAAACTAATTCAAAATTTTTATTGGAAATTTCTTTTTCTGTATCAATGTTTTCTCCGGCTTTAACTACTCCAATATTTGGTAGCATTAAATCTTTATCTGAAATATTTTTATACGTTTTCATAGTTTTGTACAAAATCTTTAATTATTATTGTAAATTCTGCAAATATAAATGGCTCTTCTAATAGTATATCATAAAATTGAACTGGTACAATATCCACACTCATACAAGTGCCTCCAAGGTCTTTGTCGCGGTCAAAAGATTGTATAACTTTATCAACTGCCCCGTCCATTAACCTCTCTACTTCCGCGTGGGTTTTATCGCCTTTAAACTCGTGAACTAAAATTAAAGTGTATTCCCATTGGCGCTCATTGTCGTGGGTGCTTTGAACTTTACCACCGCTCGCTTTTTTAAAAAATTCAGCTGTAGGAAATCCGGCAAATTCTTTTTTGTGGCCATAGCGTACATCTTGGAATAATTTAACGCCAACTACTTCGGGATTTTCTCCCTCAGCAGGTACTGGCTCTACTTCATAAAGACTATTTAATTTTGTCTCTATAAGAGGTGAATAAGTTGAAAATTTGCTCATAAACTATTTTTTATATCTTTTAACAATGCTTTCATAATGCCTCTAATTTTTGCCTTGCTAATTTCATATCCTCTAGTCATAAATGGTCGGCCAGTCATTCTGCGCGTGCCTTGATGAACATATTGCGCGTATTTGGTATGTGGGCTAATTACTACGTGTGGCTCGGCTCTCAGTAACAATGAACTACTTACGCTTATACTCGCGCGCAATCGTCCAGTGTCTACCGGCGTTTCTCTTTTACTCGCCCCCTCCACTAAATAGCCGGCTTTCATCAATGCATCGCGCACTAACTTTTTTGATTTTTCCGGCAGTCTATCAAATCTATTTCTCAAATTTGTTAAGCCTGAAATCTGAACATCTAATTTCATATTTTTGTTAGCAAGCTAGTCATACAAGGATGCCCGCCAAAATTATAAACCTTAACTGATTTTACAACATATTCAATCCCGTCCGCTACAATTTTATCGCTAGTTTTAATATCAATAATTTCAGTAATCAATTTAAAAGCCTCACCAATTTTATTATTATCCAAAAATTCTAAATCTCCGTAAGGTTGCAAAGCTCCCACCTGACTCGTCAAATATTCGCTGTAAGTAGTACGGGTTGCGCTACCGGCAACATCCCCTAATCTTTTAGTGGAAAATTCAGTTGTAAGCAATTTATTAAACATCTATTTTTGTAAAACTTTTAATTATCTCTTTGGCTGTTTCATAATCTTGCCATTGCTCGTCTTTGTAAGTAACTGAATAAGCATCTCCGATTTTCTCGCTCTTGATCTCTCCCTCAGCGTTATTCGAATAATTAACAATGCCGGCTACCAAAACCATACAAGCAAATTTAATCTGTGCTGGTACTGCCGAAGAATATCCCCACTTGGCATTTACCTCAATGTTTTTTTGCCCTTTATAAAATCTTGAAAATCCAATCGGGTTTGATAATTTTGATAAAACTTTTCTTATTGGCAATTCGTTGTAGGGGTGTACCAAATAATGAGTATCTTTTGTTAATTCGTGTAATAAATCTCCAAGACTATTATAAATTTTTAATCCACTAATTTCAACGCATTCATCAATAAATAAATTATGTTCTCCATTCCCGTCAAAATATCTTTTGCTTGCAACACTATCAGCAATAAAATTTCTGCCGGTTTCGTTATCAATAAATCCCTCAATGGTTTCAATCCAAAAACTTATAGTATCATCAAAACTACTATCTATGGTTGTAAGTGTGTAATTCTCAATGTCCGCTTTTGCGCAATATCCTTTCATATTTTTAATTTTTTATAACTTTTTACTGTAAGGGCTTGATTTTCCTCTATAGGGATTATTTCTTTTAGTATATATCTTAATTAAGTATTTCGCAATAATGTCAATCGCGCTTGCTTTATCGGAAATTTCCAGCATAAAAAAGTTTTGCAAAAATTCCTCACCCACCGCACTGTCTGAAATATTTAATTCTGCCAAAATATCTAAATCCTCAATTCCGCTTCCAATTTCGTGTGCGCTTATCGAATTTAAAATATATAGTAAGTCTTGACCGCTGGCGTTTTCGGTAAGCTCGATTAAAGCACTTGCAACAATCGCCACCTCATCGCTTCCCAATCCGCTCTCTGACAATGTAAGCTCTTTAAGCAATAATAATAAATCAATTACATCTGAACCTGTGGCTGTTTCGCTAACATTTAAACTGTTTAAAATGCTTATACTTTCCGTAGCCGTTGCATTATCTGTTTTTCCTATTAAGCCTAATATATTAACTAAATCGTTTACACTTCCAATATCTGAAATTGACAGTTGGTTTAGTATATTTAAAATATCGACTGCCTCTCCAATATCGGAAACTGCTATTTGGAAAATAACAAAATCACCCCATATCCAACCTGTGTTGTTTCCACCATTAACTGAATTCGAACCAGTATACCAAGTAGCACCACCAGTAGCGTTAGAATTTGAAAGGTCAAGATAATCACACTCTACAATTCCTGAAGAACACGACAGGGTGTGTTGAGACAAGGGTATTGAACCAGAACTGTTTATAGTAATAGGGCTTTCACTTGTACCATTAGCAATAAACTCTACAACAGTTACAGTTTTATCTTCTCTAAATGAAACCTTTGCACCACTTCTAATTGTAAGTATGTTGCAAGAAAAAGAACCATTTGTAGTCGTATAATTACCATTTTTATCATAAAATTCAACGTTATAAAGTTCTGCACCATCATAAACAACAAAAGTTCCAGTACCAGTACCAGAAAGTTTTAATGTAGAAGTTTCAGCATCGATAGTTCCCGTCCTTACGATAAAGTTTCGGGTTTCCCAAGTACCAGTACCCATAGTCAAATTAACAGCATCTTCTATAAAATTAAACACTATTAAAGATATGTTAAAATCGTTTGCATCAAACGAACCATTTTCAAAAGTAAGACTACTACCACTATAATAATCTAATAATTGGTAACTACCTGCACCATAAGCTTTAACCCCACAAACAGAACATCCGTTTGTCTTTATAGTTTCGGAAGTTTCAGCACGCAGTATAATATAGCTATACCCAGTAAACGACAGCCCACTTTCTAATTCTAAAGAACCATAAATATTTATACAATACTCATTCTCCTCATCGTCTACAGAATAGCTATGTCCAGTTGATGAGATGAAATCCTTAGTTACCACATCATCACCTATTGTTATAGTCCCCCCACTGCCAAACCCACTATTCTCATCTATAAAAACATCATTAACCGCAGTTGGCACGCTTGCACCACCACTACCACCACTTTCATAACTCCAATGCCCTGTGTCCGACCAATTTCCCGTTCCTCCTACCCAATACCTATCCGTTGAACTTCCCCCCCCTGCTGTATAGGTAGCGTATATCGAATAAGTAAAGTTATTATTAACCGTTCCTGATGGGTCTGGAAAACCACTTGCGTAGGCTTGCGCTTTATACCTTCCACCACTCGCTTGTGATGCTCTTGCAATTAAACACTGGTAGCTTCCACTTGCTATCGCTAAAATATAATATGAAGTACTTGCTTCCACCGCCACCGGACTTGCGAAGTTTGCAGTATTCCATCCGGCCGAAGGCGTTATTTCTTCCGTTACTCCCAATAAAGCACCAGTCGAAGCAAGATATAATGCAAATTTAGTTTTTATTGTTCCTGTAGGAGTAAGATATGCTGTTATACTTTCAATGTTTCCAGACTCTCCAGACGTGGCAACAAGACCCAGAATGCTTCCTGAGAGTTGTCCAGTTGACGCCTCTATATTTTCATTTCCAAAGTTAGCCATTATTTTTTACAATTATTACATCTTATAAAACCATTATACCCGTATCCAACTTTTTCACTTCCGCAATCAATACACTTATCGCTCCACCACAATTTTATTTTTTTTACTATCGACATATTTTTTATAAAATAAACCTTGCTAATCGTAAAAATAAAGCAAGGTTTATTAAAAAGTTAATCTGTGATTAAGATATTGTGATCTCTAAAGTCAATCTCCAAGTTTGTCCGGCTGTTTTAGTTCCTTGCGCGCTTACAAGTCTGTTTAACATTGTGCCAGCACTTGAAGCGTTAAACACTGCAAATTCTGCCCAAGCATAATTAGCGTCAGCAGATCCAAAGTCAGATTGAAAAGTAATTTTTTGCGCTGTACCGTAAGTTGGAAAAGTTGCGTTCATAGCCTTTCGCAATTTATTTGAAACAGCCTGCAAATCTGTTTGAGTAGCGCCGGAAGCGGTCGAACTATCTCCTACTCCTAAATAAGAATTGGCGTTATTAAATGCGTTTCCGCCTCCGCCAGCCAAAAGAGTTAATAGTGCATTTATTCCAGCATTCACTAAAATATTTTCCCCGATAACTTTATCCTCGTAAGGTGTATTGTTTAAAACTGCCTCATCATTTTCAAATTTGGTAATTTTAAATATACCTTTCCAAATTCCTTTTTCTTTTGATATTTTTTCCATACTATTTTTTTTCTTTAAGCGAATTAGCGTAAGCCTCATCTTTGGCTACCTCAACTTTAGCCTCATCTACCCTCTTTTTTATTTCATTAACATTCTCCAAAAACTTTTCAGCCTGTGAAAGTGGTACTTCGCAAAACGCATTTACAAACGGGTTGTAAATTGATACTTTTTTTTCATCTGACATAATTTTAGTTATAATATTTACTTATAGCTGAGGCGTAAAATATACCCGTCCCAGCTTATAAAAAAACATTTCTATTTATCTCCGCTCTTCCTGATCTTCCTCCTATTCCCAGTTTTAATCTGTCGGTTTATAATTTTTCCACCTTTTCCCTTTCCACCTTTCGCAATAGTTTTAACTCCACTAACTACCTTTTCCGCTACTGTGGATTTTTCAGCACATCCGGCTTTTTCTAGTTTTTCAAAAGTACCCTCTGATACTTCTACAACTTCACCTGCTCCATATCTTTCACCACGAATTACAACTTCACTTTTAATTGTTGCTTTCATATTTTTATGATTAGTTTTTAATTACAAATTTATTATATCAAACCCTTATTTTTTAGCAAGTCAATATGAATAAAATCAACTGCTATACTTTCGCCTTTTTTCATTTTTTTTCCCTTGTAAAAGCAATCGCTTTTTAGGAAGTAAAAAACCTCTTTTGTTTTTGTCCCCTTGACTTTTTTAAATTTAATTTTCTTAATCCTCTTTTCCCAAGTTTCATTAAATAGCTTTTCATTATAAAATCCAAATAAGTGCCGGTCTTCACTTTGGCTCAATAAGTGTTTCATAGGCGTTGTAATATAGCCAAATTTAAATCCCTTTTCCAAAGCCCTTAAAAACAAATCCACATCCTCCCCCCCGTTTTTATATGCCTCGCTCAAGCCTCCCAGCGCCTCCCAGACGCTTTTTTTAACCTTAAATGCATATCCGCTCGGTACAGT